CCTACTAAGCTGTTAGGGGCTAGTTTAAGAGCTTTTTCAGCAGTGGTAAAAGCAGTCTCAAGACTAGACTCAAGGCCGCTTAGTTTAGCAACTGATTGATTTGTCTCTGTAGTTTTCTTCTCTTTGTCAGCTTCTCGTTTCTCGTTTATCTTGTCAATTTGTACTTGAATCAATTGATTCTTCAGTCCGTTAAGACCATTTCCGTCTGGGTTGAGTTTGGCGCTAACCCATTGCTGTTTAACTTTTTTCTCTTCTTCTGGGGACAAGTTAAGGTCGCTCAATATCCTCTCAAACTCACCTTTAGTCTCAATCTTATCAGCAAACAGGAGGTCTTCCTTATTGCCTGACTTTTCATAAGCAGCTACACTGGCAGGAGTAAACTTACCTGACTCTAAGAGCTTTTGGTAGGGGTCTGCGGCTGCCTTCTCCCTTAAAGCTTTTGTTGTGTTAGCTTCTGTCAATGCAAGGTCAGCGGCAGATTTGCGTAGGCTTTGTGCATGAGCATACATCTGTTGTGCTTCGTTGCTATAGTTCATGTCTGCTGCTTGTTTAGCCATCGCCAATGCACCTTCAACTGTATTGAAGTCTCCTGTCTTCAAGATGCCCTGTAGGTCAGAAGCCTTCTTCATTTCAGGGTCTTCCGCACCCATCATTCCGCCCACAGCTCCCGCAAGCTGGTTTCCACCTCTGTAGAGCATCTCTGTTGCTCTCTGCTGTGGTGTTAACGTGGCAAAACTCCTAGCTTCTTTATTAAGCTCTTGGTCGCGCCTCATAGACAGCTCTTGGGGAGAGAAGCCAAATAGTCCTTTTACAATTTCAGTCATATTTATTCCTTAGTCCCAAGAGCCATACAACTTATTACGGAGCTGCGGAGACAGGCCACCTGTATTCCCTGTACTTATGTAATCTTGGAAGCCAGAGCTTCTGCTAGGGCCAAACATATTAGCAACACCTGACATTAGTTGTTGATTCCCTAAAGCACCGCCAATGGCATCTGCCCAAGGGTTTTGCTTATTGGCTGTTCCCATTGTGTTTGCTGCTGCCATGCCTCCTTGATACAAGGTGTTACCTGCATTACCGCCGTATTGAGCAGCTCGACCGCCTAGCTCACTACCCATAGAGAGAGAATTAGCTCCTGCGCTTTCAAGGGTCTGAGCCAAGCCAAACTGTGTCTTATAGGGATTGTAGGCTTGAGAGGTGAGGTCAATGCCTCCGCCTAACAGCCCTTGTCCGAAGGAGGTCTGTGCTCTGCCTTCTGCCTGTGCCTGTGTTGCAAGACCAGCATTCTGCTGTGCTAAGGCGTTGTAATAGGCTTGTGCTTCTGGGTTGGCTGCTCCTAGGTTTCCTCCCTGAGCTACAGACAACCCGCCCCTGCCTGTGTTCTGTAGGTTCTGCTGCATACGGGCATATGCCATGTCGTTACTAGGGGCTAGGAGCTGTTGTTGCTTCTGCATCCAGCTTTGAGCTGCTTGCTCAGGCGATGTGGCTAAATATCCCTGTCCGAGATTAAACAGCCCTTGACCTGCTTGCTGTCCCTGCTGAATCATGTTCATGCCAGAGCCACCAGCTTGTGCTAGGAAAGCATCTCGCTGTGCTGCCATTTCTGGGCTGAGGGTGTAACCTGCTGATGTGAGGTTGCCCTGAGCATCAGTACCAAAGTTGCTCTTACCAAAGGCTGTTGTAACCCCTACAGGTCGAAAGCGTTGTGCATCTGCTGCAATACGAGCAGCCTCCAGTTGTGCATTGGCTTGTGTGTTAGCTGCGCTCTTGTTGCTTTCCCCTTGCATAAAGCCGCCAAGAAGACTAGCACCTGCTCCTAAAAGTGATGTTAACATTTATATGTCCTTGCGCTTAAGTTTTAATGATGAAGAAGATGCCGAGAGAAGGCTGTAGGTTCGCATCTGTTCCTGACACACCAAAAGAGTTTGTACCAGTAATACCTGTAGTTTTAGTTGTTGTCGGTGTCGATGTATAACTTGGGCCGGGGTCTGAGGCATAGCCCACCCATTGATTTGCTTGGACAGGAAAACTTACATAATCGTAATTGTGAAAGTGTCCGGGGTCTGTAATTGTGTGGCTGTGAGAGACAACAACAGCATCTTTAGAACCTAGCTGCTGCGCTGCTGTATACAAACCACCAGCACCAATAGGGCTTCGGTTGTTGAAGTTTGGAAGGTTGAAGGTTGTACTCCCATCTCCTACTCCATACACCGTACCAATGAGGGCAAACAAAGCAGCATAAGTAATACGGTTGGCTGTAGCTCCGTTACACAACAAGAAGCCTGTGGGGGCTGTTGCTGTAGGCCACATATTGATTGTGCCTGTTGGAGAGGTGTTAGCGACAACAAAGGCTGTGGTGGCTAGTTGTGTAGTGCTTGTGCCTACAACAGCAGTGGGAGCTGTTGGTGTGCCTGTGAAAGCAGGAGACAACAAGTCTGCCTTGGTAGCTACAGAAACAGCTAAGTTATTAAACTCAGTGTCAAGCTCTGCTCCCTTTACAATTTTAAGAGCATTACCACTAGGGAGCGTGTCCTTAGAGGTAAAGGCTGTACTTTTTACATAATTTGTCATTTGTTTCCTTAAACAATTTTGCCGTTCTTGGCCTGTATCTCTAATTTCTGTATGCTCAAAGGGAAGCCCTGAATGTCGCTCTCATACCCTGTCTGAACAATCTTGCCGCTGCTAGTGGGGTAAGCCACTAAAGTTTGTAGAGCAACACCATCTGAGTATTTAGCTATACCATATTCAGACACCCCGTAGAAGCTCTCTCCTTGAGCAGGAATCTGTACGTTCTGAGCCTGATAATTGCTGCTGAAGTCGTAGCCCCATTTGATAGTGACATATTGAAGACTACCTCCAATGACAACAATGCTTAGTTTCTTCAGCACTGTTGTTATGCTTGGTTGCCCTAAATCAGCATGGTTGGTAAAGTATTGAAACCTGTATTTGGCTGTGTCATCAAAATAGCCTGTATATTTCCCGACATATCCGTTCTTACCAATTAGGAGACTACCATCCCGTAAGGAGCAGAAGCAGGTAGGTGTAATGCTGTCCCATGTGGTGATACGAGCACTTCCGTCCTGTAGGGGCTGTTTGGTGTCGAAGCAATAGACCTGATTGGTGATAGGCACTGTCAGCAGGTAGAAGGCTTCTAACGGGTTGTACACGCTCTTTACGAGGCTTAGGTCTGTACCATCTAAGGTACGCATCAAGTCATCACGAACATTCTTGCTGAGGTCTCTAAATGGAGCACTCTTTTCCTGTATTGTTCGGAGCACTGAACGTACCCCTGTCTTAGACAAGAAGATGACATCACTGCCTGTGTTCTGTACGCTGTCCCTAGCAATGCAGCCAATGCCTGTAATTGTGTCTGAGAGCACCATTGTCGAAGGGCTGGTGGCTCCTGAATAGACCAATATGTTCTGAGTACCGAAGATGAACAAATAGCCATTGTGGGCCGCTAGAGCTGTAATGGTGTCATTTCCGTTAGGCCAAACAGTTGTAACATCTAATGTTCCTGCGCTACCTGTGGCATATTTCTCTGGGTGGGTGACATCACTCCATTGGATGAGGCTCTTGTCGGTAGTTGTGTCTACATTCCATACACGTCCCCAAGCACTCATACCAAAGTTGGCTTGTTGCACCGTGCCGTTATAGCCCGGATATTCACTAATCCTTCTGTAGGTGGTAGGGGAAAGAGAAGAATCAAAGACTAAGGGGTCATGTCCCCTTTGGAAGGCATAAGCAGCTCCTCCTAGGTTACACACGCTCCAATTGTCTCCTGTAATGGTTGGAGCTGTTCCGCCTCCCCCGTAGGTAATTTCAACCAATGCCCCGCCTGTTAGCTTAAACACCTTGTTGTTACCTGCCACCATTGTGTAGACATTACCTGCGTCATCTACGTGTTCTGCTATAGTGCGAATAGCAGCAGAGCCGAGAGGCCCAGAAGCTGTGTTCTGTGGAAGCCAGCCCTTACGTGCGCCTATACGACCAAACTTGTCAATGACAGCGTTATTAGCTACCAGAGACCATCCCTGCTCTAGGTCTAAAGAGCTGTCTTGTGTGTTTAGACCAAAGAAGCCGGGAGCTGTTACAGCGACTGTTTGTATGTTCTGTGCCATTATGTCCAATTCCAGCTATCAAGCTCAGGGTAACGGCTTTGCTCAATGGCAATGTAGTCTGCCAATGCGCTTTGATAAAGCACAATAGCTTCGCCGCTATAAAGCCCCCCATCTTCGCCTCGTTCAACCAAAGCACGAGCTAAGGCTAACAAAACAACAGGCTCTTTAGGAACCTTCATTGTGTTGCTGTCTGCTACTAAAGAATCTTGTGGTTGGTAGATGTTAAAGAACAGTTGATAGACACCATCAGGAATAGGGAAGATGTCTACTTGTGTGTCCCCGTTGCTGTCAATGCCGTTGTAGTTGTAGTAGTATGGCTGTCCCTTCTGTGGGTTTGCGCTTCCTAAGAAGCTCTGAGTCATACTAACGCTGTCCATGCTGCTCAGGTGATACCGATTGGTATTGTTATACACCTCAATGGTTTTAAACCGAGCACCTGTCCCTACAAGGACATAGTTGAACACATCAGCCGTGGTGTTGGCTGTAAGTGTTGTAGTGAGAGCATTCCAATCATAGCTGTCTTCCACTTGTCGTTTAGCGTCATTGACAAACTTCCCAACAAGGCGTGACAAGACGTGCTCATTCACCGTGGTCACTTCTGGCTCACGGAGACGAATAAGCACCTCATTTACTAGGTCTAAATATGAGGGGAGAGCCATTAGTAGCCTTTCTTAGGCGTAGGCATTGGAGATGGTTTCTTACGTTTCTTGTTTGTAGCGGTGCGTTGACCACGAATAGGCATTGTTTTCATATTGTTTCCTTATGTTTAAGAGGAGGTCGTAGGTGTGTCCGCAGGTAGTGGTGTGTTGCCTTCAGCAAGCCATGCTAGGTAGGCTTGGTAGTCTGTGTTGGCGGGGTCGAAGGGGATGGTTGCGTTGTCTGCTATCCGGTAAATTGCAAAACTACAAACAGACCCGTCACGATTAAATATTTGTTTATACATTTTATAACTCCGCAGAAGCATCAATCCAGCCGGTACTATTGGCAGACACAAAATTAGTAGCGTTACCCGCAGCCAATCCGCTAGAGCCAGTCACGCCCCCAGTTGCAATATTGTCTATTGTTGTGTTGGATAAACTTATTGCGGTAAAAGAAGCGGCACTGCTGTTCGCAATGCTCAAACTAAAATCAGAAACAGCACTTACGGCTGCGGTTGGAGTTGCTCTCATTGTTACTGGAAGATTAGCAATGTTTCCAAATGCCGCCGAGGTTGCATACGCTTGCAATGTAGAAATACTTCGACCAGTCCCAGTAGAAAGTCTTCGATAGTAGTACCGCTGACAAAGTTGCAACTCAGTACCATACGGGCGGTAGTCAAACGATGTGGCTGTGCTGCCTTTTTCTAACTGAACGCTCCCGCAAGTGCCTGTGCTAAATTCAACATTCAAGTTTGTACCTGCTACCCATCCTGCTATTGTCACAGTGCCAGAAGCCCCGTAAGCGCCTCCATTAAGTCTACCCTGTGCTGTTCCTGTCCATGACAGCACATAAGTGCCTCCTTCGGGTAGGTTGCAGCCTTCAATGACTTGCACAACCGTACCAGCAGTAATGGTGATGGCTGTGCTAACTCCTAAAGCCCCTTGGGTGAATGTGTAAGTGACTCCACCTGCTCCTGCCTTCCAGCGGTCATGTCCATACGAGCCAGCAGATAAAGCTGTACCGGAGACATATCCCCGTTGGTTGACAATGAAACCCCCGTCAATAATCTTGTTCTTCATTCCTAAATTAGCAGAAGAAGACACATAAGCTGTGCTGTCTGTAGCTGCTGCTGTACCTAATGTAGGCTTTCCTGTTAAGTCGTTGTAAGCACCTGTAGTAGCTACTGTAGCTAATGTAGGGGTTCCTGTCACGCTTGAATAAGGAACAGCAGCATAAGAAATGTCTGTACCATTAGTGGTCAAAAACTTCCCTGCATTCCCTGCTTGAGAGGGAGCTGTTCCTGCCAATGCTTGAGCCAAAGAAGCAGAAGCAGCAGCGGCTGAAGCAGAAGCACTGGCATTCCCTGCCTGTGTTGTAGCAACACCTGCCTGTGTTGTAGCTGCGCTTTGAGCAGTCTGAGCAGCTATAGCAGCATCTGTAGCGGTTGTAGACAACGTAATAAGAGCATTAAGCTCAACATCAGAGGTTGCATCTCCTCCTCCACCTACGCCCCGATATATAGTGCTCTTGACTTGTCTGTACTTAGGGAAGTCACAAAACATTACGCTTCCTTAGCTTGTTTCTTGGGCTTGGCTTCTACAGGAGCTTCTACAGCTTCTGTAACAGCAGAGTATTC